CCAAGATGAGAAATTTTCCCTCTAGTTTGAACATCATCTGCATTTATTTGAATGTAATCATTATGAAATGTTATTTTCTCTGCACCATCAAGTCCTACTACTGCGTTCTCTCCTAGTAGAATATTTCCAGAAAGAGAAATATTTCCTGCCACGGTCATTAAACCACCAGTGATTGAAATCAAATCAGTATCAACAGTATGTCCGATTGTATTGCCGTTGATGAAGATATTATCAACCGTGAGTGATGTTAATGTTCCGACTGCTGTGACATTAGGTAGATTGTCTATGTTAGTTTCTGCCCAATTCTCAAGGTAACTTAGTTGTACCTGTTTCATTGTACCACCATCATTGACAATGATTGCGTCAGTGTTTGTTAGAGGAGAAGCCAAAAATGATGCAGTAGTATTACCATCACAACAAGTATTAATCTCGACAGCACTTGCGGTAAATTCTGTACCAGAAAATCCCAATCTATGGAAATTAGCAGTACCAGACCCATTGAAGTCAGTTCCAGTTACTGTGTCGCTGAAAATAACACCGTCACTGAAAGTTTTCACACCTGCTATTGACTGAGTTCCAGAACTGGTTGTCACCACATTTGTAACAGCACCAGTTGCACCATTGACAGATGAAACGCCGATGATATTGCCTGTCGCACCGTTGAATGTCAGAACACCATCAAGAATTTCAACATCACCAGTGATACCATTGACAGATGAAACACCCTCAACTGCACCAGAAACTCCATTGTATGTTGAGACACCAACAAGGTCAACTAGAGTAACATTTCCTGTTAATCCGTTAACGGTATTAACGACACCACCAGTAACCAAAGAGTCAATATAGTTGGTATAGTATGCACCACCAATAGGAACAACACTGGTTGTGCTTCCAGTGACACTATCTGATATTCCGATGTAAAGTTTGGAGTTTGCCCCTGTGGGGCCATCCATTGCGATTGCTGGTTCACCTGCTACTAACTCAGAAGTAGTAGGTCCCGTAACGCCTGGGTTTCGTTTAAACTGAATAACATTAGACATAAACTACCCTGTCGTCGGAAGAAACCTGCGTAACTGTGATAGCAGTTGCAGATGTGACTGTTACTTTATGAGGCTGTGAAACCTTAATGATTACTTTGTTGCTCATCTAGTAACTTCTCCATCGTTGGTGAATCTACCTTTAATGAGTCTTGTAACAGTTGTTCCATCGACAAGTTCTAAATCATAGAAGAATCTTCCTGCTGGTACATTCGCCATAGTTGTAGCATCAACAGAAATATTAATATTACCAGTCACTCCACTAGCATTCATAGTAATACCACCTGTACCAGCAACATCACTAGGACCAGTTACATTACCCACACCAATATCGAGAAGTTTATTTGCAGAAAGTTCAGAACGCCTAACTTGCATCCTCGCAGTTTTTGAAGACAAATCAATAGCAGTATCTGAACTGTCTTTGTATGAGACAGTCAGGGAAAATGTTGAACCCTGTTCTGCATTGATGTCGTGTCTTCCTGCTGCCATCTATTCTTCCTTTGGTTCGTCGTTTACAATATTCTTTGCGACTTGAGTTCTCTCATCATCTAGTTTCTGAGATACTCTAACAGCCATGTCATTTTTGAATGCGTTGACAAACTCTGATGGGTTGTCTTGCATAATCGCATCTACCATTTTTGTTTCATTGTGTTTCATAATTCATCCTTATCATGTTCCAACTTGTTCATCTACCGAAAATGTAATCCAAAATGTTCCGCCCTTAAAGAGGGATACATTTCCCATACTGCTTCCCCATACTGGAGCATTTCCAACCTTAGCCCCTAAATCTATTCTTATAGCGTTTGTTTCACCTGTATTAGTAACTACTTTTCCGAAACTATCACCTCGAAGTCTAACTCTTGAAAATGACTTTGAACCTCTAGTACCCCTTCCCAATTTATATCCTTTTCTTTCTTTTCGAAAATCCTTTGGGCTGTTTTGTGCTGTTCCTGCAAGTCCAATAGTTTGACGACTTCCTCTAGTGTTGCTTCTCCCTGGCATTGTTGCTATGACTAGAGACTCTCCACTAAATCCAGTGAAATTTCCAGTCCAAACAATTCTACACATTGGGTCTTGAGCCGCAGTTCCCTTTCCAGTTACGACACTATATGTTCCTAAAACAGCCTTAATATCCTCAACAATAACATCATCTCTGTTAACTTTTCTCCCAAATTGTCTGTCGTTAGTTAGAGCAGTCAACATACTCCAAGGAATGTTGAATGATTTCGTGGTTGAACCAGGCTCAGCAGTAACTTTAATGGTTACTTTGTTTTCAGTTTCTGCTACTATTTTAGATGACCATGCCATGTGAAAATTCTCCTATCAGTCACTAGTGGCTGGGTTTCTTCTCACTCCGAATGTCATAGTAATAGTAAATGTCTCCCCACTTGCGAGTGCAGACAGTGTTGAAGTATCAAGTAAAACAGCGTTTGTTGCATTCTTTCCCGCCGCACCAAACTTTTCACCACCATCGGGTAAAACTAAATCTACTGATTCGTTTGGAATAGAAGACAGTAAAGTGTTAGCACTAGCACCAATCCAATATACACTAGTTGCAACACCGTTATTTGTCACATCGGAGTTGTGTGCTTGAATTCTTGTGCAAATTAAATCTTCTTTTTGTGCTTGTCTCATTCCAGTTACACTACCGTCAGATGCGTCTGGAGCATCAAACAGAGGTGAAAGGTTTGCCCATGTGATGTTACCATCTGCATCTGTGTTTTCATCAGAGGTAACCTTGATGACTACTTTTCTTGAATTATTTGATAGTACTGTAATAGTTGGTGCTGCCATTTATCTTTCCTTATGCGGTTGGTGGGTCAGGTTGAATACCTGCTTCCAGTTCGTCTTTGATTTCCTTGTCCATCTGTTCAATTTCATCTGGAGTCTGTTGCAAGATATTCTTACGAACCCATCCAAGTGAATAGTACTTACCTATGTATTGGTCTAATGTTTCAAGGGCTTCAATTCTATAACGAACACCTTCAGCATCACGCTCAGAAGTCACAACACCATTAATCTTCTCTTGTTCAATTTGCTTATCGATATCCATGATTTCTTCTTCGGTTTGATGAAGAACATGTTTCCTTACAAAATCAGCAGAGAAGTATCGACCAACATATTGGTCAATGTCACCCAGAATAGTAAGTCTATTTTCAAGAAGTTCTGCGTTCTTTAATTCTGCAAAATGAGAATCACGGAGATAATCTAATCTCATTCGATATTTAATATCTGGCCATTCATCCTCACGAATAATACCCTTGAGTACCAATTGCTTTTCTAGCATCTGAAAGAATAGACCATTAAATTTACTTCGTAGTTTCGAAACAAACTTAGAGAATTTAAGTTCATCTCTTGTGATTTCTGAAGAACGACCCATGTTGAATCCATTTTCAGATTCAAGGCGAGATACAGGAACATTCAGTGAACGATACAACTTCTTCTTGAAGTATTCAACATCTTCCATTTCACCAAGATTCTGACCACCGTCAAGTGTAGAGATTTCTGTTCCCTTACCACCTTCACGACGAGGCATCCAGAAGTCCTCAAGCATGGACATATATTTCTTTTCGTCTTTGAGTTCACCAGTATTTGCATCGTATACAAGTTTATTCTTGTAGCGATTCATGATGTCACGAACATATTGTTCGGCTTTTGTCTTAGGTAAAGAACCAACATCGACATAGAAGATTCTTCGTTCGGGGGCTCTTGCGATTCTGTAAACCACAACCGCATCTTCCATCATTCGAAGTTGATTAACAGGCTTAATAGCCTTATGAAGATAACTGATAACTAATTTTCGTGCAGAGTCATAAAGACCAGAGTGAATGTAGGTAACTGCATCAGGATGAATTCGTAGACCTTGAGTATCTTGTGCAGGTCCACCAAAACCTTTATCATTGAATAGATAATATTCTTTCACATCCTTTACGATGTCAACATTACCACCATCACCTTGTTTTCTTTCTTTGTTGATTTCTTGAATCTTTCGAATAGAAGTTGCATCAATCTGACGAACTTCTTGGATGCCTTCTTTTGGTTTCTTTGGGTCTACCATTATATGATAGAAAAGTTTACCATCGACATACCATCTTCGGAATAATTCATATCCTCTGTTGTCAAAGTCAAGAAGTTTCAATAGTTGGTCAAATTCATTTCGAATTTTCTTCTTAACATTTTGACTGACATTAACATCATCAAGAACAATTGAAACAGTAGGAGTTCCCTCTTCCGTTACAATTGCCTCATTGATAATATCATCGATTGCAGATTCAACCTCTGCATGTAAAGACAACGACCGATATTGTTTAATCTGGTCGATGTCATTTTTGATATTACCGTCTAGGTCAATGTAGTGACCATAGTAGGCACCAGACTGAATAGATGTAGCACCATCTTCGACATCAGGAGCGACAAACGACTGAAGTTGTTTGCCGCCCCCTGATGGTTTAACAGTCTCTTTAGCCTTCTTACGGCTGATTTGAAATCCGAATAAATCCCAAGGCATAATTTTCACTCCGTATCATAATATATAGCCCCAAGTTCAAAAAGCAACAACAGTATCAAGTAACTGTATTGGTCTTGGAACCTGGCCCTGATTCTGCATCACGGGTTTCACCTGCTTCATCTACCATCCAGTAGTTGTAGGTCCATGTGATGTCGAATTCTTCAATCGAGTCATTGGTTCCTGCGTCCAGTTCGATGGCTGCTATCTCTGAAGGCCAGCAATCAACAAACTTGTAACCACGAATACGGGAACCGTCTTTGTGGTCTAGTTGATAAACGCTCATATCGGCTTTAATCTTTGTTAAGTCAAATTGACCAACATTGCTTTCGTGAGATGCAATCTTATCCATCCAATCCTCACACCAACGACGGAATCTGAAGTCGGTGTCATTGATTACTGTGGTTACCCAAGTATCATCAAATTCTCTGACGCCAGGAACTCTGATATTTCTTCCACGGAATGGAACATCTACTTTGGTAATTGTAGTGCCTGGGATGGATGTTGCTTTGACAAGGAATGCTCCTGCGGCAATTCCACCACCCTCTTGCAGTTTGTTCCCGGCACCGAGGTCGCCGGGAGCATCTGCGAATACAACTTCAAAGAGGTTTGGTCTTGCACCACCACCTGGCAGGTTCGCGGCAAATTCTGAAACATTAATAGGCATTGTTTTGTTCTCCTAAAGGTTTTCTCTACTTTATATAGTAGTGATTTCTCAGACGGCTCCTGCTACTTCGCTGAAACTAGCACCAGTGCGAGTTGCAATAAAGTTGAGTTGCATGAAGTTAATTGAACGAGCAGGTTTAATGAAGATATCTGCAACAAACCTGTTACCATCAATTACGGCTGGTGTGTTATTCGATGAATCGCACACGACCTTGAAGTCAAAGATGCCTCTTCTACCCTTAACATCTCTTA